TGTCTTTTGTCCAAAAATTACAATTCCTTCTGCTGGGAATTGAGCAATTGGGTTAATGTTTGCTTCGTATAACTTGTCTCTGTCTTTAGATGTCAATCTTTGTTTGACACCGATGACAGGGATACCAGCAGCACCTTCAGTTAGGCCACCGCGAGTAAAGCCAGCAGGAGCGAACCAAAGCTCAGAGTTTGCTTCTGTGCTTGAGTAAGTTCCGAAAGCAGCGATTGATGGAGGTGCCCAAAGTGAGAGACCTGTGTTGTCGTCTTTGATTCTTACCCAAGGATAGTAAGCTGAACCGTAGCTGTTGTTGATTTGTCTATTGTTAAGAGTATCAACAGCAGTTTGAACATTTCCGATAACAGATGAGTCAGAATCACTAGCAACATAACTTGCTCTGTCTTCACGAGGCAAGTAGTTTCCTTCGATATCAATGATTGCCATTGCATCTCCGCGACTCTCACAAACTTTCAACATTTGGTTTGTCAGCCCTTCTGTCCAGATACCTGGAGCAGTAAGCATGTTACAATCAATTGCTTCTGGGTCGCTAACTGCATCAATCGCGCATTTAACAGAGTTGAATGCATAGCTGTTAAACTCAGTAATTGTTGAAGTGTTAGTTCCACCAAGAACATAATTATTAAATGGATTTCTTTCTGTGATGTCAAGACCATCAAATCCGCCAACGATTGGCATTGTGAATTGGTCAAAACCTGCATCAAGAACTTCTTTGTAAGTAGCTCCAGAACCTGTAGCAGTCAATGAAAGGCTACTTGCACGAGAACCTGAAAGGTAGAACGCTTGAGATGTTGATGGGTTGTCCCCCGCTGATGGAGAGCTACCAGAGTGTCTAGTGATGTCATCAAGAGAGAAGACATAAGAGAATTCTGTATAGTCATTTTCGCTATCAAATGTGCCAATCAAGTTGTCATTTAAGCCTCTGACAACATCAACATAAGAATTCTCAAATCTGTTTGAGCTTCCTGATTTTGTTGTGTCAAGACCAAAGTAAGCATCTTTTGGACTTGCCAAGTCACCAGTTTCAGTTGATCTTCTTAGGCGTGTTTTTGGAAACGCGAAAGAACCAGTGAAAGTTCCGTCGAATTGGATAAGTGCATTGCTTGCATTTCCGCCGTAACCTGCGTCCATTGGGCGAACCATAGCTTCCGCAAATGCAGTAGTATCGTCACCAAAGGCAGTTGGAACAGTTTGGTCAGAGCCAGAAACTGAGAAGCCTTTGTATCTTAGAGGGCCAAAGTATCCAAATGGAAGAAGTTCAGGCTCTGTTGCGCCACCGTGGACATCAGGATCCATATCTACATAAATATATTTTGAACGATTTGGGAAATCTCCATATTCTCTAAATCTACGGTCAGTATCAGACCATTCTGCATAACTGTTACCAATTTTCTCAGCAATGTAGTTTCTAGAGTATGGATTTAATGTACAATTTGTAAATGATTCTAGAGGTTGAGCTGCATTGTCTGTGTCTTTTGCATCTCTGATTTCTACTGTAAAAGAACCATATTTTTCAATATCGTTTGCAGATGGTCTAACATCTCTAATCGAGATCTTAATGTTTGCTTGATTCCATTGGCCACCTTCAAGAGCTTTAAATTTGAAAAGCTTTTGCATGTTTCTTGGGCTGTAATCTCCTGGAACTCCGCCCAAGTCTTGACCAATAATCCAGCCAGTTTCTGCTTTTGTAAGGCTTGCACGATTGAGATTAACATCAGTTGAATCGTTGTGCAGAGGCAAGATAACACCGTAAACATTTCCGCCTGCGCCATTGTTAGTAATGCGCTCATCAATGTCTCTGTCAAATGTTTCTCCAAGGAAGTAATTCTTTACAGATGCAGATGCATATTCACGAGTATTGTCAACTAGAGTTGGATTTGTATTAAAAACTTTTCTGATGTAGTTTTTAGAATTTTCTCCAAAGTTGAATGTAAGGGTATCAGTAATTGCGCCATTTGAATCTCTGATGACTGCATTAAATTCAAGATTAGCACCAGTTGATTCGATGAGGTGATTTGTGCTACCAGTTGTATCTGAACCACCAGCGATTGTTCCAGACAAGCCAACTGCACCGTCATGACAATAGAATGTGGCTGCAAGAGTACCAGTTTGTGCAGTTCCGCTATTAATCAAGAACAAGCCATAAGCTGAACCAGAATCCCACGAGTCTGCAACAGGAGAGCTACCAACTTGCCAACCCGCTTGTCCAGCAGTTGTTGCATCACCACTTGCTCGACCAAGAAGTCTTACATAAGTGACAGGGTTATTATTTTTTAGCCATGCTTGTGCTGCATAAGCACCGTATGTAGGAGCAACGCCATAGCCTCCATCTCTCCAAATATCTCCACCTTTGTTACCTGCTTCTGGTGAGCCAAAGATTTCAATAAATTCAGAAAACGAAGAAACTTTAACAGGTCTTAGACCTGGACCTTGTTGTGCAGTCCCGATGATTACAGGACCAATGTTTTCTGGAATTTGAGGTAATTGAGAGTTATCAATTTCTGCGATTTGTACTCCTGGTGATACAAATCTAAATTTATCGACGCCGGTTTTAGCCATTTATGGGAATCTCCTTACATAGTAATAAATACTTAAATTCTATAATAAATAGTATGGTATGCCTCCAAAAGACAAGGAAACATTAATCGTTATACTTTCCGCCTTTCCAGTCTGGAATGTCTCCGAATATCACATGTTCTCTTGGAGTTCTTACTGCAACGGCATTTTCTCTTCTTACGACAAAAGGTTGTTTTTGATTTGAATCAGCACCAATCAAATAACCAAGAACTTTCATATTGACAGTTGTTTCATAAACACGAGTTTCTTCTGTCAACTCTGTTATGTTATTGTTCGACGAAAAGTCAGATTGCATAAAAGATTCATATCTATGGCCTTGATGACTTAGCAAGACTCTATAATTAATTCCACCTGCATTTACGACAAAAGGCTGAATAAGTTCGTTAATCTGTTGTTGATATTCTGTTCTTATACTGATTGTATAATCGACACTGACATATACCGGCATTGGAACTGTAATTGTTTCATAAACAATTTTTTTATCTTTCTTTTTATTTGGGAAGTTTATTTGTCCACCAGTTGGCTGAACAACTCCATTAACGCCAAATCTTCTTGCAGAATCAGCATTTAAGAAGTTAGCTGTCTTATCTTGTTTTATCTCACGAGCAATTGTTACTGACCCGCCCTTCTTGTCCCCAACAGGATCAACATTGCCATAGAAATATCCTTTATCTGTTAGATCTTTTGTGAACCCATTCCTTTGAAGGGTAATGATCGGAAAGATTAAAGCACCTTCACTATCTCGCAAATCTTTATTATTTTTAATCTGATTAGCGCGTTCACCGGCAACCCAAACGATTGGAACTTTTTTGAATCCTTTGTTTGTTGTACAAGATAAATCAAGCTCTTTCGTAAGCCAATTATAAATCGAATAATCAATTGTCTCTAGTGTTGACGGTTCAAAAGGAAGAATCTGCCTCATTGTATCATCTTTATTGTTTGAATCTGACATCTTTATTTAGCATCAAAAAGACCTTGACGAGCACGATAACATTTAGCTGAGATTTCAACTTTGTGTGCCGTTTGTCCGAATAACTCTCTTGGCTGAGAAAGCGTGACGATCTCATAATATGCGGAACCATATAAAATAAAATCACCTTCTCTTACAAAAAGATCTTGGTCTTCTGTTAATCTCCTTTTATGAAAATGAATGGTAACTGATGATAGCCTATCAACACCATAATTTGTAGTGGTTGTTTCAGAACCTTCCCAATCAACAAGCGCATAAACTCGAATAGGAGGCAAAAAGTTTTTTTCAATAGCTTCGCCATACAATGGGTGAAAATCAGTATGAACATTGCTGATTGGATAATATAAAACTGTTTGGCCAATAACTCTCTCAATCAACTCATCATTGACTTGTTTAACTAAATCTCTTTCTTTTTGATTGAAAAAGAGTGGAGGAGGAGGAGCGTCTGGTCTATTCCATTTGTTGTCGTCTGACATCTAAAACCTCCTTATCCTACATAAATTGACATAGGAACATTTACTTGGATTCTATTTGCATCTTCTGCCATCTTAGCATCATTCTCTACCATTGCATCGTATGTTAGAGTGTCTAGAATTTGTTTTAATTCTTCTTTTAATG